TAAGTATATTTTGGCCTGCATTTGTAAAAGACGTTGAATTTAAAATTGAATCAGCTGTTGGTAGTTCAATTTGATTTTGTTGGGCAGTAAATGCACCTTGTGCGTTTTCGGCGGCCTGATCATCAAACATATTTGTTTCATAATCTTTATTAGTCCAATATTCAATTTCTTGTAATGAAATTTTAAGTAAAACTGCGGTTGGGGCATTCGTCCCACGATAAAATGAAGGGCTCGATTCACCACCTGGTGCATAATCTACACTAACTTTATCAATAACACAAGGTTTAAATCTATATAGATAATTACTGCTTGGGAATAAACTGACTGTAACCATACTAGGAAAAGAAAAAAGTAAACCTGGTGCACCCGATACACCAGGTAACATATGAAATTGTAATGTTTTGATAATATTTTTTATTTTTTCACTTTCTGCTGCATTACTTGGTATAAGTTTCCATGTAAAACTATGTTCTTTAAAATTTGGATTTTGAAAAAGAATAGTTTGATATGGATTTTGTGTTATACCTGTATATGCTTTAACAACATTTACAAGTTCTTCATTTCGATTTGCTAAAATTTGAGCACCGGCAATTGTTGCAGCAGTTCTTATATTAGTGGTATTAAATGCATTTTCTATATTTGATAATGATATATCTGAAAGATTACCTTGTGATAATGCATCAAGTGCTGCACCGGCAATTGGGCTTAAAGATTTAGTATCATACTTTACTGAAGTATCATCTTTTAAATTATCTGGCATAGGAAGTCTAATAGTGCCTCTAGATCTTAAAAAAGGTGCATTATTAATTGATCTTTTTTGATATGCTTGAAATAAAAATGATATGTAATGTTGACTAACACTCGTTAAATCTGCAGGAAATTCAATTTGCTCTTGATATAATGTTCTTGAATTATTATATCTAGATACATAAAGGTCTCTTGCTTCGGGGGCTAATAAAGCAAGACCTGCAGCAGGTGCTACAGATCTAATAGCTGTACCAATTCTATTAGCTAAAGTTTGTGGTGTTGTAGGTGTGACAGTATCACCCATATTTTTAATCCTAGAATAAATATCATTATTCTTATTTATACTGATAAAACAAAATGGCAAAATATCTACAAGGTTTTTTCAAACCTTTAAATCCAAATAAATATAAAGGTAATCCAACTAATATCGTATATCGTTCCAGTTGGGAACTGCGTCTTATGTCTCATTTCGATGCGCATCAAGATATTGTATGGTGGTCATCAGAAGAGCATGTTGTTCATTATCGTTCACCAATTGATGGAAAAATTCATAGATATTTTCCTGACTTTATTATAAATACAAAGAATAAAGAAACAATTATGATCGAAGTAAAACCATTGGCTCAAACAATTGAACCTAAGAAACAAAAAAATCCAACTAAACGATATATCAATGAAGTTTATACTTGGGGTGTCAATTCTGCTAAATGGCATGCGGCAGAAGAATATTGTAAAGATCGAAAATGGAAATTTCAGATTATGACTGAGAGGGATATATACGGTAAATGACAGCTTATATTTTCCAACAGTTATCGGAGAGAGGTCGAGTTGATAATCTTAATGAAACTGATCAGCGTAAAAATTCTAATAAATGGTTTCAATCCGTATTGAAAACTGTGAACAAAAATTCGTTGAATAATCCAAATAATATAACTACCTTAATTGATGCCGATTCAATTGGTAAAATGTATATGTTTGCTTATGATCCAAAACATAAAGATACATTGCCATATTATGATAGATTTCCATTATTAATACCATTCAATTTAAAAAAAGATGGATTTATAGGTTATAATTTACATTATTTGCCACCTATTCTTAGAGCAAAACTCATGAATATAACATATAAAAAAGACGGTAATCAAACTTATAGTATTCTTAACGGCATATCAAGCCATCGTTATTTTAAACCATGTATTAAACAATATCTTCGTACTCATGTGCAAAGTTCTTATTTAAATATTGAACCTGAGAATTGGGATTTAGCATTAATGTTACCAGTAGAAAGATTTGTAAAAGCATCCAAACAACAAGTTTGGAAAGATTCGAAGGGTATGTTTTAATGGCAGGTTTCAATATAAAAGAATTTTCGACTAATATTAATCAGCGCGGTACATTACAAAATAATAAATTCCTAGTTCAAATTACACCACCACGCGCTACATTAAGCAATTTTCTTCAATTTAGAGCATCTAGTATTAATATGCCAGGTGTTAATCTTAAACCTATTATTACATATCGTTATGGTATAGGCCCGGAAGAAAAAACGGCGGTTAATGTAAATTTTGCAGATATAAGCATATCTTTTATTGAAGATAAACAAAATTCAATATGGAAATTTTTTAGTAGTTGGATAGATGGCATTTTTAAGTTTCAGCCCGGAAATAATGGTTCAGCTTCTGCCGGTACAACATATTTGTCTTTATATAAAGATGATTATATTTCAAGAGCAATGAAAATTTCAATATTTGACAATGAAGGTAATAATGTCAATACAATAAATTTAACACGAGTTTATCCTACATCAATTAGTAATATAGATTTATCTTGGGCCGATCAATCCGAATTAATGAAGGTAACTGTTGGTTTTACATTCAGGGAATGGTATTTTGATGGAAGACCTAATAGTGCTGTCGCTGAAGCACCAGTAACACCAGCACAACAGACAAATCAAGTTGCACCATCACCGCGACCAGCAGCGCCGGTACCACCACCAATGACAGCTTTAGGATCAGGACCAGTTGTTAGTCTTGAAATGGGCACCGTAAATCCACCTAATCAATAAAGTTATAAAAAAATGGCTGAAAAATATTTTGAGAAATTTCCTATTATTAGATATAATGGAGCACCAATTCGTAATATCACCGAACGTGCAACAGTTCTAAATTCCGTCTATAATAATCCAATTTTTTATTATCCATATGATATTAATCAAGGTGAGCAACCTGATGAAATAGCGGATCGTTATTATCAAGATGAATATATGGGATGGATCCTTCATATAACAAACAAAGTTGTTGACCCATATTATGATTGGTATCTTGACCAAGCAACATTTGATGATTTCATTATTAAAAAATATGGTAGTTTGGAAAACGCTACTTCAAAAGTAAAATACTACAGAAATAATTGGTATGCAAATGAAGGTACAATTTCTGTATCCGCTTTTGAAAATTTATATCCAACGGTTAAACGATTCTATGAACCAATTTATGCAGATGTTCTTTTTTCTACTACTCCACTTGGATATAAACGAAAACAGATTGACTGGAAACTTACAACAAATGCGATTGTGCAATATACTGTAACAAAACCAGTATTTGTTGCGGATGAAATAGTCGATGTATATAGTGGGAATACAATTATAGGAAGTGGTCAAGTTTGTGGAAGAAGTATTTCTTATATATCAACAAATGGACAAACCAGTGTTTCACCACTTTTAATTCACCATACATCAGGCAATGTAATTGAAAATGGTGCATTACATTATGTTATGGGTAGAGAAAGCCAAGAAAAAATTCTTTATACTAATGCAACTCTTATAACAAATAATATTCCTGTAAATGAAACAACTTATTGGAGTCCAGTTTATTATTATGATTATGAAGCTGAAATCAATGAAAAAAATAAATCGATTCAAGTTTTAAAGAAACAATATTCGAGTCAAATTGCAAGTGAACTAAAGGCTTTGTTAAGATAAATGGGAAATAATATTTCAATTGGTGATGTAAGAGTAGAAAAATTAGTTATAACTTCTCCTCGAGGTTCTTTAACTCTAACTACGTCATTTGTATCAGCATCAATTTATGAGAGTATCTTTACACCTGGAATAGTTTGCGATATAACTGTTCTTGATTCTGAAGATATTGTTGGTAATTTGCGTTTACTTGGTGATGAATTAATTGAATTTAATATGATAAGTCCAAGTGATGTAAAAGCATATTATAAATTTGCTCTTTATGAGCGTGGTGAAGGACAACAATTACCGAATCAACGAGCAAAAATGTATGTGCTTAAATGTGTTAGTTTTGAAGCAATGATACAAAATAATATTATACAAAAGGGTTATGAAAATGTTCTCAATTCAGAAATGGTTGAAGATATAGTAAAAACTTATATGCGTTCTGATAAACAAATAATTACAGAACGAACAAGAAGTCCACAAAGGTTACTTATTGCTAATCTTAGTTCATTTAGAGCTATTAATTTAATAAAATCAAGATCAATATCAGTTGAAAATCAATCATCATCTTATGTATTTTTTGAAACAAGAAACGGTGATAAACAAATTTA